CAGGCAATGGTTCAATTAACAAAATGTATAATTTTGAAGAAAATAAATTTGAAACAGGAACTTTTACATTAAGTAAATTTTTCCAAAAAATTGATATCACACAATATGATTCTTGGAATGTTTATTCTGCTGATATAAAATGTAATTTAACTGAAGATGAAACTAATCCACATATTGAGGTAAAATTATTTAAACTTACACAGGGTCAAAGTTTAACACAACCTTTGATGTTTTATGATGGATTTGCTATTACACAAAAAAATTCTTCAAAAGACAGAACACACACAAAAAGAAAAGGTAAAATTTTTACTTTAATTAATAGTAGTGTTACAGAAGCTAATGACAATATTACTGGTGAGTACAAACAAGAAGAAACATTTTTATCGAATGAAGTTAATTTACAAAACACTAACTCAATATTTGGAACATTTGCTAGAAAAGACAGGCCATTATCATTAACACAAAATACTTTAGATAAATGTATATTACAGGAGTTTATAAACGATTTTAGAACACCCATAAAAAGATATGAGGGAGAATTTTATAAAGATGATTCTGATGTAGTACCAATTTATTTTTATCACAAACTTTGGGTAAATTTTGGAACCACAGTTTTACAGGAGCCTGTTAGTTGTATTATAGATAGTTTAGAGTATAATGTAAAGCAAAATACATATAATATTATAATGCATATTCCAAATGCAGATGATGATATTATAAGCTATGATACCTATAAATTAGGTTAAATATTTTTTTTATTTAAAAATAAATTTTATATTTGTATATATGTTACTTAAAGAAATTTTAGAGGGTTGGGGTAATTGGGCAAGATTACAATTTAAAATACTAGACCAAGAAATCGTACACTTATCTAAAACAAGATTGCTTATTTGTGATGTTTGCGAAATTCGTTCAGGTCATATTTGTAATCCTAATAAAAGTGGTGTGCATCTAATAACTAAAGAGATAAAAAATGGTTGTGGATGTGCAATACCACCAAAGACACTAACACCAAGTGCAAAATGTCCTTTAGGTAAATGGTAAATAAATATATATGAATAAATTTAGAATAGATTTTATAACAAGTTTAGAGAATTTAAAATTTCAAAAAACTTTTGTAGCTAGTAAATTAGAAATGACTATGCCTACATTAAACAGTAAGGTGTTAAATCCCGAGAAATTAACTTTAAAAGATTTAAGTAATCTATTAGATTTAGGATTTCAAATTGACATAATTAATATATTAAAAGAAATAAAAGAAATAAAAGAAAAAAGAAATGGAAAAAACAACAAAGTCAGAAAGACTGAAAAGTCTGTGGAACAAATATCAACTTCTTGAAGAAGATGGTTTTAAACTACCAAGAGGTAGTAAAATAATACCAATAATTACTAGAACAGGTATAGATAAAATTCAAGCAACTGAAAAAATAAAAATTCAGTTTAGTGAAATTGAATATCAACCTGGAATTTCTGCCGCAGTAAAAGCAACTGCAACTTTAGGAGACAATTATGTTGAATCTTATGGTGAATCTAATAATAAGAATAATAAAAATCCTTATCCATTAGCGATGGCAGAAAAACGAGCAATGTCTCGTGTTGTACTAAAACTTACTGGCTTTTATGAGTTAGGAGTTTTTGGGGAAGATGAAAATTATACTTTCAAAAAAGAAGAAAGTGTAAAAGTTTTAAATAATAAACCTGTAAAATAATAATATGGAAATTAAAGGAACAATTAAATTAATTGGCGACACTCAAAATTTTAAAGATTCATTTACAAAAAAATCAATAGTTGTAACGACTGATGAAACATATAAAAATGATATTCAAATTGAGTTTATTAAAGATAAAATTTCGTTAATAAATAATCTAAATGTTGGTGATTACGTAACGGTAGGTATAAATATAAACGGTAGAGGGTGGTTAAATCCTGAAACTAAAATAACAAAATATTTTGTATCTATTGTAGGCTGGAAATTAGATGTCGGTGAGAAACAGACCGAATCGATTCCGGTAGGACAAGAAGCTGGCGATGATATGCCATTCTAACATAAAGGGGTGCTTCGGCACCCTTTTTTAATATAAATAATGAGGATTATTTAAAAGATTAAAACTATGGAACTAAAAGGAATAAGAAGAATATTAGATATATATGAAACTAAAAAATGCTATTCAGTTTGGGTAGGTGGAATTGAAGTAAACGATTATTACCTTACAAAAAACAAAGCTATCATTTTAGCAGATGAATATAATAATGAGGGCTATGAAACGAGCATAAGAAAAGAAATTTAAACAACTAAAACACTAAAACTTATGACACAAGGAGAAAAACAGAATTTAGAATTTAAAGATATTATGATTAAAACATTACAAGATGAACTTGAAAAAAAAATCTTAATTATAACAGGTAAAAATTTAATTATAAAACGATATAAAGAATTAACTAAAAATAAATTTAATAAAGATGGAAATGAAAATAGAGAATTTAAAACAAGTTGAAGATAATATTAGAGATTATCATTCAAAAGATTGTATTTCAGCGAGTGGCTTGAAATTAATATATAAAAGGTCAATTTATCATTATTTAAACAAAGAGTTTAAAAAAACCCCTGCAATGGATTTAGGTAATGCTGCGCATATATTATTATATGAGGGATTGGAAAAGTTTGATAAAGAATATTTTGTATTGCCAAAATTAGATATGAGAAAAAAAGATGATAAAGAATTGAAAAAAGAATTAATAAATAAAAATATTGGTAAAGAAAATGTATCGAATGACCAATATAAAATATTAATGAAATTATATATGAACTTAAATAATTATAAAGATGCTTTATTTTTTACAAAAGGTAAATATGAAGTTAGTCATTATGGTACTTATGAGGGGATACCTGTCAGGGTCAGACCTGATTGTATGGGTAAGGATTGGATAAGTGATATTAAAACTTGTCAAGATAGTTCACCTAGAGAATTTAAAAACACAATATGGAAATTTTCGTATATGGTACAAGCAGTTTTTTATTGTGATATGTTAGGGTATGATGCAAGGTCATTCAGGTTTATTGCTTGTGAAACCAATCCACCTTACACCGTACAACACTATGCATTAAGTGATGAAATGATTGAAGTAGGTCGTGAAGGTTGGAAAAAAGCATTTCATTATTGGAAAAAATATGTTTTAGAAAACAAAATTTCTTATTTTCACGGCTATGATAAAACATCTGATAAAGCTATAATTTTATGACAAACATTGAAAGAATTAAAACAATATGTGACAATCATTTTAATATAGATATATCAGTTAAAACTCGAGCGAGAGAATATGCGGATGCTCGTAAAATTTATTATAAATTATCCAGAGATTTATTAAGAATACCAGTTAAAGAAATTGCTAGTATAGTTAACGTTGACCATTCAACTGTTGTGGTAGGTTCACAAAGGTTAGATGAATTAATTAGTATAGACAAAGATATTGAAGAAAATTATTTAACTTTAAGGGATAAATGTTTAAATGATGGTGCAATTTTTAATACACACATAACAGATATAAACGATATGGCAAATCCTTATTTAAAATATTTAGGTAAAGAAGATATTCTACAACATAGTGTTATGGAGTATATGAAAAATAAATTTCCTAATGTTTATTGTATACACGTTCCTAACGAAGGTAAAAGAACACCATTTATGCAATTCAAATTCAAATATTTAGGTGGGCAAAGAGGTATTCCTGATATATTAATCTTTCATCAAAATAAGGAAGGGAAATGTGGTTTAGCGATAGAATTAAAAGTTGGGTATAATAAACCTACAGAAAATCAATTCAATGCATTAGAAAGCTTAAAAATAGCAAATTGGGAGTGTCACTGGTTAAATGATTATGAAAAAACTATTCAAATAATAGATGAATATTTTAAATAATTATTATGAAAAAAAAGATGCTTTTCTGGAATCAAGAAAGACAACGATTAAAATATACAAATAATACAAAATTATTAGAAAGTGATTTCGAATATGTTGGAAAATTAACTTTAGCAGAATTTGATATATTACTAGAATCAATGTTTATTGTTTATGAAGATGATTATATTTCGTTTGAAGATATAGTTATTATGTACTCAAAATTAATTAGTTTTATAAGTGAATTAAAAAGAATAACGAATGAAGAATTATGAAAAGAACATATTATGCAGTAATACCTGCGTATGTTAGATATGACAAAAATTTAACACCGAATGCTAAACTAATGTTTGGCGAATTAACCGCATTAAGTAATGATAAAGGTTATTGTTATGCTTCTAACAAATACTTTTCGCAACTTTATCAAGTCTCTACTGTTTCAATTTCTAAATGGATTAATCAATTAAAAGAGAAAAAATATATTAAAGTAACTTTTACATATAAAAATAATTCTAAAGAAATAGAATCCAGAAACATCTATATAAGAAATATTAAAGAGGCATTAAAGATTTCTTTAATACCCCATAAAGAAAAGTTAAAGGATAATAGTAATAATAATACTATTACTACTATTACTAATAATAAAGAAATAATATATAATGAGTTAATTGAAAAGTCATTTTCTCATATTTCAAATCTTTTTCCTTTAGCAGTTCAACCAAGAACTGTAGTTGATATTAAAAACTGGAAAAATTGTTTAGATAAACTTGACAGAATTGATGGCTATGATACAAGAGCGATTTATTATATAGTTAAAAAAGTAAGGTCAGATGATTTTTGGAAAGAGAATTTTTTTTCAATATTAAAACTTCGTAAAAAAAATAAAGATGGTATTAAATATATTGATATGTTTAGAGCGAAATTTGCTAAAGATTATGAGTTTAACACAAAATGATATTTGATTTAATAATATTAGATATGCTTGAAAATATGCAAATAAAAAAGATTCATACACTTGAAAAAATAATAGTGTTTAAATTAAATCAACAGGGATGGGATTTAAAATGGACGGGTGGTGAATATGAACATTATGATGCCAAAGGTTTTACAAAAAAGAAAAAAAAATGTGTTATTGAAATGAAGTTTAGAAAAGATTATTATATTGAAAAACTACTAGAAAAATATAAATATGACAAATTAATTAAACTTAATAATGATATAATAAAAATATATTTAGTTTGTGATTCAAAAGCAACTTATTTTTTTTGGCTCGATAACATAAAGCTATCTGAAGTAAGAAGTATTAACTGTCCGCAAACTACATTATGGGAAACAAAAACAATAAGCAAAGAGGTGTATTTTTTAGATGAAAAATTATCTTCATATATAAACGAAGATTTAAATTTAAATAACTTAATTTAACAAAAGAAAATGAAAGAAAAATTTTTAGATATAGGAATTGATATTGGTAATAAATCAGGAAATTATCATATAGTGTGCCCTAAATGTAGTCACACAAGAAAAAAATCCAAAGACAAATGTTTAAGTATAAATGTAGAAAAAGGTTTATATAATTGTTTTCATTGTAGTTGGTCAGGAAATGTAAATGTTAGAGCAAAAAAACAATATGTTAAGCCTGTGGAAGTAAAATCTCCATTAAATAAAAAAACAATTACTTGGTTTGCTAACAGAGGTATTTCTGAAAATACTTTAGTTAATTGGAAAATAACTGAAAGCAAAGAATATTTTTCACAAGTAAAAGAAAAAAGAAATGCTATAAATTTTAATTATTACAGAGAAAATGAATTGGTTAATATAAAATTTAGAGATGGAAACAAAAATTTTAAATTATATAAAAATGCAGAATTAATATTTTATGGTATTGATAGAATTAAAACAATGGATAAAATATATATAACAGAAGGTGAGATTGATGCTTTAAGTTTATTTGAATCAGGAATCTTTTCAGTTTGTAGTGTCCCAAATGGTGCTAATGTAGGAAATCAAAGATTAGAATATTTAGACAATTGTTGGGAATCTTTTGTTGATAAAAAAGAAATTATATTATGCACAGACAATGACCAAGCAGGGTTATCTTTACGGGAAGAGTTAGCAAGAAGATTTGGAAAAGGCAGATGTAAATATATAGATTTTGGTGAATATAAAGATGCAAATGAGATATTAATAAATTTAGGTAGTGCAGAATTAAGAAGTGTATTGGATAAACCGAAAAACTTTCCAATAGAAGGTGTCTTAAATATTAACGATATTTGGGATAGTGTTTTAAATTATAATGAAAATGGTATATCAAATTACAGTGTGCGACTTGGCAACAGTAAAGAATATTATAACATTAGCTTCGGAGAGTGGTCAGTTTGCACAGGCATTCCAAATGCAGGAAAATCAGACGTTATCGACCAAATATGTGTTAATCTGGCATTACACGAGGATTTTCGCATAGCAATGTTCTCCCCTGAATCATTTCCTTATGAAGCACACATAAAAAGATTGGCAAATAAAATAAATGAAAAAGATTGCGACACAGAATCATTAAATAATACAAAAGACTTTATAATCGAACATTTTGATTTTGTAAAAATAGATTTAGAAAACTTAACGCTTAAAGGTATATTGGATGCTTTCAGACAATTAGTATTTCAAAAAGGAACAAATGTATGTGTGATTGACCCATATAATATGCTGGACCACTCTGCACAAAAAGATTTTACTTATGTCGGAAAATTACTATCAGAAATAACACAATTTTGTCAGCAAACCAATACTCATTTATTTTTAGTAGCACACCCAAGAAAAATGGAAAGTGTTAATGGTAAATATAGAGTTCCAAATCCTTATGATATTTCTCAATCATCTGATTTTTTTAATAAGGCATATAATTGCATTACTGTTTATAGAAATCTTGGACAACAAACGCAATATTTAAGTGATAGTGTTTCAATATATGTCCAAAAAGTAAAAAGAAAAGAAAATGGAATGCAGGGTAATTTTATGGTTGCACCTGATTTTAGAAATGGTGGAGTATATAAAGAGATAAATGAATATGACCAAAAAATAAGTACCCAGAAAAGTGACATACCATTTTAAATTTTTACATTTGTATATGTTTGAAATTGAAGTAGCTACTTGTTATGGTATTGGTGTGGGTATATATTATACAAATGAAGATATAGAGGGTGTAGATGTTATTGCTGATGATTTAAGGCATACCATACAAATAGCATTTTTCTTTATACTTATTAATATAAATTATTTTACAGATGATTCTAATTAAGAAACAAGTTAAAATAGAGACCATATTTGAAAATGAATCTAATCCAAGATTTATAAATAAAAAAGAATTTGAAATATTAGTTAAATCAATGAAGGATTTTCCTGAAATGTTAGAGAAAAGACCAATTGTAGTTGATGAGAATATGGTTATTCTTGGTGGAAATATGAGATTAAAGGCTTGTAAAGAAGCTGGATTAAAAAAAGTTTGGATTGACCCAGCAATAAATTGGACTGAAAAACAAAAAAGAGAATTTATAATAAAAGATAATGTTGGTTCTGGAGAATGGGATTGGGATATATTAGGTAACAATTACACTTTTGAAGAACTTAAAAGCTGGGGATTAGAAGTAAATTCATTTGATATAGAAGATGAACAGGCAGATTTACAAGAAGCATATACAAATAAAATAGATGCACCAACATATATACCATCTGATGAAAAGCCAAAATTATCAGAATTATTAGATGATGAAAAAACCAATTTATTAATTAAAAAAATAAAAGATTCAAAATTAAAGAAAACAGAAAAAGATTTTTTAATAAATGCAGCTTATAGACATTTAAAATTTGACTATGCAAAAATAGCAGACTATTATGCACATAGCGATAAAGATACACAAGAGTTAATTGAAGATTTATCGTTAATCATTATTGATTTTGAAAAAGCAATAGCACAAGGTTATTTACAATTACGAGAAGAAATAACAAATCAATATATAGAAGAATATGGAGAAGAAGAATAATGAATATGTGGTTTTTATTTTAACTTATGGTCGTTCAAAAAAAGTACATACATACAACACTATAAGAAAACAAGGATATAAAGGCAAAATATATTTAGTTTGTAGTGATGATGATAGTCAAGTAAATGATTACAAAAAAAACTTTCCGAATGAAGTCGTTGTATTCAATAAACAAGAATATGCAAATACATTTGATATTGGTGATAATTTTAATGATAATAGAGTTGTAGTTTTTGCAAGAAATGCAATATTTAGTATTGCTGAAAAATTAGGATATACATATTTTATTGTATTGGATGATGATTACACTGCTTTTAGATATACGGCAGATGCAAACGGAACATATTTAACCAAAGCAAGAAATGCTAAAAATTTAAGTGTATTGTTTGATATGATGTTTAAATATTACAAAAAAACTAATGCGCTTACTTTATGTATTGCACAAGGTGGTGATTTTATAGGTGGAGAAAATTCAAGCGTTTTTAAAAAGAAATTAAGCAGAAAAGCTATGAATTTTTTTATATGCTCTACTGAAAGAAAGTTTCCTTTTATAGGAAGAATAAATGAAGACGTTAATACTTATGTAAGATATGGTACATTAGGTCATATATTTTTAACAATCTGTGATTTACGACTTGAACAATTAGAGACACAAAGCAATACTGGTGGATTAACTGAATTTTATTTAGATGGCGGCACTTATGTTAAATCGTTTTACACAGTTTTATTTAATCCTTCTTGTACAAAAATTAATTTAATGGGAAATAAAAATAAAAGATTACATCATATGATTAAGTGGAATAATGCAGTTCCTAAACTTTTACAAGAAAATATTAAAAAAGTGTAAAAAAACTTTCATATATAAAATATTCTGGTTAAATTTACATTAAATAAAACAAAGAAATGCCAAAATTTAACCCACCAACTAATAACTTTTTTAAACCATTAGCATATTATTTAGATTATTATAATATGGATAATAAATTTATAGGTAGTTTAATATTAAAAGAACCTATATCAGATAAAATTGGTTTTTATAGTAAAACATATATAACACCAATTGATAATATTACATTAGACAATAAAAAAGTTATTAAAGCAGGTACAAATGTATATTATAAGCAAGAACAATTACAAGGCAAACTAATTTTAAAACATACATAATGTGTACTTTAAAAAAAGGTGATAAGTTTAAATTAAATTCAACATCAAGGTATGGTAAAAAAATTGTACAATTTGTTGAAGTGATTGCAATTGTACATAATAGAGTTGTATTAAGTAATGGTAATGAATATCACAAAAATCAAATAAATATATAAAATGTCAGAAACAATAATAAAGTTAAAAGAAAACACTATGCTAATAAATAAAAACATTGATTTAAAATTTTTTAAATTCTGGTCCGGTGCTAAAGATTTAGCAGACCTTTTAACACCAGAAGAATTTGAACAAATAGAATTTAACTTGGAAGATTTATTTCACGATAAGACACCCAGCGAAACCGATATAAACGATTTATTTTGGTTTGATAGTGAGTTTGTTTGTGAGATGATTGGAATGACTGAAGAGGAAGTATTTAATAGAGATTAACTAAACATCAAACCAATGCACATTATGGGCATTAAAATTTATAGATTATGGAAGATTATCCAATAGAGTTAATTATGAAAATTACATTAAATAGTGCAGAAACATATATAGAGCCAAGTGATTTTATAGGCGCTATGTTAAATGAAGTTATGCATCAGAGAAAAAATCAGGTGATTTATGGGGAAAATATTAAAGACTATGACGCAGATTATTGGCATTCCTATGCTTTAGGACAAACTAATATCATAGAAAATTTAGCTTATGATTTAGGTATGGATAAAAAAAAATTAAAAGAAAAATTAAAACATCATAATGATACATTAAATAATATGTATAAAAATCAATTAAAAAGACTAAAGTAAATATTTCATTTTGTGTTTTTAAAGGTCCTCTTGCAAAAGAGGGTTTTTTTTATGTAATTTTGTAAAATGAAATCGAACAAAACCGAACACACTAAAAAAGCAATTATCGAAGCATTAGAAAAATCTTTGGGAGTTGTAACGACTGCTTGTAAACAAGTGGGAATTGGTAGAACTACATTTTATGACTATCTTAACAAAGATGAAAACTTTGCAAATCAAGTTGATGACATTCAGAACATAGCTTTAGATTTTGCAGAAAGTCAATTGCATAAACAAATACAAGATGGTAATACATCAGCAACAATATTTTATTTAAAAACAAAAGGTAAAAAAAGAGGATATGTTGAACGAAGTGAAATTGTTCACGATGGTGCAATTAAATCAACTTTAATAGAATGGAA